CACCTTGAACCCCAGCTTCTCCTTGTAATCCTATATTTTGAACACTAGCACCATTTGTATAAGCATAACCTCTAACACCTATATTAGTTCCAGTTGAATTAAATGCTTGACCTCCTACACCAGTATTTCCAGAAGAAGTAGCACCAGAAGAAGTACCTAAAACACCAAAACCACCAGTCGTAGAGTTAGTCGTACTAAAAATACCATGTTTAATTGCTCCAGACGTTGTAAGTGAAAGTTTAACATCTGAATCAGTAGTTCCAATGCGTATTGTACTACCATCATCAATTATTTGAGAGTCGCCAATTGCATTTCCATCTGGAGTAAATTTAGCTAACTTGTTTAACGTTCCACCGCCAAGTCCATAACCACTTAAAGTAGTAGGTTTACTTGATATTGTAGACCATGCAACACTTAAATTACTATTAAGAAAAGTAATTAATTGTGCCTTAGTCATTCTACGTGAAGCATAAGTTCCAGCTGAACCTTCTGTGCCACTTACGTAAACGTCAACCCAAATAAGGTTTTTAGTATTTGCTTCGGAAACATTATATAATGTTTGCTGTTTTAGTTGTTCACTCATATCTTTATTATGCTGTTATAAAATTAATACTATTTGTGTTAGAAACTCCAATTCCAGTCGTATAAATAAATAAATCTCCACCTTGTGCTGAATCATCACTTATTTTTGAGGTAATACATAAATTACTAGAAGTAGCTTTAGTCATGTCTAATAAACATTCAAAAATAATAGTGTTAGTACCTAATCCACTAGTAGTTAGTTTATTATCCGTAATACCATACAAAGGATTAGCATTATCGGTATTAGTATCTATTTCAGTAGACATTACCCATCTTGGAGAACTTTCTTTAGGTTCAATAGTTATTTGTCCGTAAATATCAGTTAACCATGCAGAAGGTGCTACGTGTGTTGCTCTAATAAGTATCTGTTTATCCTCTTTAAGGCTGTTTAATGCAGTCATTGCTGGATATTCAAACAAAGATATAGTAGATACAACCGTACTGTCGTCATAGTCTTTAATTGATAAATCTTTATAAAACCAATCTGTTTTACCATTACGAACAATCTCTGTTTTTATTTTTAACGACCATGGTGCAACTTGAAAATTAAACCAATCGTTGTTACTAATATTTTGAGAAGTAAAATATGGGTGTGTATTTACTAGTTTTTGCCAGTAAGTCCAATTAATTAAGAATGGATAATATAATCTAACTGTTATAATTCCTTCATCGTTCACTTTTTGCATTAAATATGCTACTTTCTTTGCAGAACTTTGAGGTAAATTATTATTTAAAGTGAGTGTTTGTTTTGTAAAATAGTTTAAATCTTGTTGTGATATGTCAAATTCAATAGAATCTAATACAAATTCATCACCATTAACAGAATTATTCACAACAATACTAGATTTAACAGACGAATTTACATTTGACTGAAATAAATCAAAGTCAGCTATGAAGCCCAAATCATCCTCTATGTTTATATCATTGCATTGAGTAGGTGTTGTAAGGTCTGAATAATCTAAATTGTAAGAGTGGTTAAATACAGTATTTGTATATGGTGTAATTTCTTCACCTATCTCGTATTTATATTCTAAATCACCACCAAAAACAAGGTAATTATAGTTTTCAGCTTTAATCCACAGGTAAAATTGTCTATCAGAATCACCTCTAGCTTCAATAAATGCACCAAATGTATAAGGGTTAAAACTTAGTCCAACATTAAAAAATCTATTTCCACCAGAATCGTAGTAAGAAAAACTATTTAATGTTATTTTATACGCTGTACTTCCAGAAGAAGTATATATAGTTCCGATATTTGCAGTTCCAATTAATCCAGTTTTAAGTAGAAATAATTTATCACTTTGGTCTTCTGCTTTATTTAAATTGTAAGAATCATCAAAAGTTTCGTAAACAGCACCTATTTCTAACTGAGTAGTAGTTGTGCCTTTAACTTGTATTACAGCCGTAAAACTAATAGGTTGATTATAATATAATTTACTAGCATCATCCGTAGCTGATAATACCTTTGGAATTTCTGTATTGTAAGACTCATTAAACCATCCAGTATCACATTCATCATCTATAGATATTGTAGTAGGTTTAATTGTTTCAGATGAAACTACTCTAAAATCTAATTGAGCAAATTGTTTAAGGCATTTTTTACCTATAAACATACTTTCAAACAACATTCCAGAGAATATTGTAGTAAATGACACTTCATAGTTTCTAACACTTCTACCTGGTACATATACGTTAGTAGAATCAGCTAAACGCTTAATCGTAGTGTTTGTTATTGCAAATTGCCCTGACTTTTTACCTAATTGTGTTAAGTTAGCCGTAGAACCTACCGACAATGCTGTAAGTCCTTGATAAGAAAACTTACTAACTTCACCATCAATTAAACTATCTGGTGTAGAAGTAGGGTTATCAATATCTGTAAAGTTTAAACTTAAATTTATTTCATCATGAGTAGAACCAGTATATAATACCCAAATAGAATCATTAGAACTTAGTTTATTTGCATTAGGAAGTGTTGCACCTGAAAGAACCATATATAATGGGTATACATCAGTAATAACTCCAGACGCAAGACCAATAATAACATTAGAATCATTGACAAAATACCAATAATAAGTAGCACCTTTTCTAAATCCTAATTCTAAAAAATCACCTTGAGTTTGCTTTAATACTCCGTCAAGATTGTCATAAGACATTTGATTTTGATTTCCAGAACGAACATAAATATCAGAACTTATTGTTAGCTTAGAAGTTATTTTATCCCCAGCATTTGCTTTATAGTTACTACTAGAGTTACCATAAATGTCTGTGTATGACTTAGATACTAATTTTATTGGCATCTTCTAATATTTTATTCATTTTATTAATATCCTTAGTCTCCATTGCTACTTGCAATTCGGAACACATTTCCTTTGCTCTTTCAATAACTGACTTATAATCATCACTCATTTTATTACTAAGTGCCATTAATTCAAATTTATCCTTAGCTTCTTTTGTTAAAACTTCTAATTCTTTAGAAAGTTGGACTAGAGTATCTGTATTCATAGAACAAATTTAATATATTTTTGTTAACTTAAATTGATTTGCAAACACATTATAAGGTTCTTTGTAGTCAATTACAGCATAATTTTTTTCATCAAAATAATCTAGCTTAGTGATTTCACATAGTTTACCATCAATTATCACAAAGTTTTTGTTTAAAATACCTACAAATTCAGCACTAGTTATTTTTATTTTAACACCTCTTTTAATTATGTATTGGTATATTTCTGGATTATTAATGTAATGAAACTTATCCCAAAGATATGTAGGTGTAAGAACTTCTTGATTTTCTCTAGCACCAAATGCTTTATCCCACATAAATATTTTAGTAGTGGAAAAGAACGCATCTGTAATCTGTATTGCACCATATTTGTTTTTCTTAGCAACAAGACCAGTTTTACCAAGTGATAGTTTGTCTATAGCTTTGTATAACCCTAAGAATTGCTTTTCTAGCCACGTTAGCTTATCTTTTCTCTTAGCAAGTGCAAATGGTATAGTTTTTTCTTGAAGTCCTTTTATAAGGTTTAATTTAGGGTCAGTAGGTTTAGTTGTATCTAGTGAGTATTCTGCTAAGTTATTCTCAAAAGCATCAAGTGTGTTATAATCTGAATAGTCAGTCAAATAATGTATGTAATATCTTTTAAATAGTTTGCTAAAGTCATACTCGAAGGCATTAACCCTATCTGCTTGAACTACAAGTGAAGACGATAATTGTTGGTTAGCATTTACGCCCCAATAATCCCATCTTTCTAATTGTACAAGTCCATTTTGTACTTTAGTTTTAGCGTTAAACATATTTTCCATTGCGTAAATTAAACTACCCAAAGTTCCGACTGTATCACTTGCTTGTGGGAACGCTTTGTTTAATCCAGTACCAAAATCACCAGAGAATACATCGTACCATTTTACATTTGTTCTATTTTGTGGAACTGGAAGTATTACCATGTCTTTATAATCACCTTCTAAGATTGAAGACTTAAATGTAAATCCTAAGTGGTTACAACCTTTTTTAAGCAACTCTATTGCTGTGCTTGCTTTTAATATGTTTAATGGTGGATTTAATAATCTATATATTTCAGCACCTAAAACACCAGCTTGATAAAGTAATATAGCAAAAAATGCTAGTGCGATAATTAATCTAGCCGCCGCTATAAGTATGCTTTTATAATCTGGACTAATTACTGGACCTACTGCTGAAATACCAATAAAAGGTAATGTTAAGAAACCAAGGTCGGAAGCTCTTTCTTTTACCTCTCTAGCTTGTTGTGCAATAGACATGGATATAGTAAATAGTCCTAAAGAAGCCATTAAAGCGCGCGCATTTGCATCTTGTGGCAATATCTGATACTTTATATCAATACCAGTAATTGGATTAGATAAATGAACTAAATCCCATATTAAAGTTTCTGCTTTGTCAAAGAATTGGTCGTGTCCTAAATAATTTTTAAGTGTAACATGTACTTTATTGTCGTATATCTTTAATTCGCTAGTTAAGTCTATAAAATATTCAATAGATTGTTGTGCAAATTCAATTTCATAAGGTATTCCTTCTAATAGTTTACCTTGACTAATATGGTCTTTTACAATCTTGTTACCTTCCCTTGAAAGTACAACTGTATCAGTTGTCATCTTTTGTTGGTCTATACGTGCGTCAAAATCAATAGAAACACCAATATCGAATCTATTATCTGGAGATATTTCTTGTCCTTTTATTTTATGCTTCATAATATTTTATTTAAGAGAATCTTGAAATGTTACGAACTTTTGTATTACCAGACTTCTTAGTTTCTACAATGTGCATTACACCACTTAATATTTCAGCTACCTCTACTTGGTTCTCTGGTTTGTTTTTAATTACATTTTTTAAGTCTTGTAATTCAGAAATAATCATATCAGTTCCCCACGAACCAACATTTAATTGCATTGCACCTTCACCTTTACGCATAATATCACCTCTACGGAAGTCCTCTGCTAATTTAGCAATTTCCATTGTAGTCATGTTGCCAGTCATTGCTGAAAGTTGTGGATTAAGCACTTTTTCTGAACCATCTACACGAACAATATATCCATCTTGACCTTGTAATTGTGGTTTACCTAAAGCACTAGCAATATTTGTTTCAGTACCATCAATAAATGTAGGTATGCTTGCTATCACTTGACTTAATAATGTAATATCAGTAAGTGTTTTTGTAAATGGATTTTCACCAACCTTAGCATTCTGAATGTTGTTAGAATACGCTTGAAATACAGTCATTGCTATTTGCAGTCTTTGTATTGACCTTTGCTCATTCATCCGTTCTTTTTGCGCTTCTATTTCTTGTTTATCAATTACAGCAAGTGATTCTTGTGCTTGAATATTCCCTGCTACTGCTTTTTCACGTAAGAAGTCAGCTTGTGTAGACATCCTATCCATACGTTTATCTATCATATCAATTCTGCGTTCTGCCATATTAATATAATGTTCAAGTGATTTTTGAATTAATGTGTTTACAGATTCAGCTGTTTTTTTAATTCTATCCAATCGCATCTCTGCTTTTTTCAACTCAAACTGTTCTTCGTCTTTAGCAATTTTTTCATTTATTTGTTTTTCAATATCTGCTTTTTTATCACCAAGTATTTTTAATTCATTAAGTTCTTCTTTGTCTAAATCTCTACGTTCGTTTTTAGCTTGTTCTTCAATGTATGCTTTTTTAGCTTCATAGTTATCGTTTATTTCTAATTTTTTAATTTTTAAATATTCTTCCTGCTCAATAGCCCATTTTAAATCATCTTTTGCAGATTGCCTTGCACTATCAGAAGTTCCTTTGGTTTTTAATACTTTATTTGCATTTCTTCGTTTTAATGCAATCGTATCTTCTATCTCTTGTGCATTTTCAATTTTTTTAATTTTTTCTTGTTCAAGGTCTGTATTTAATTCATCATATTTTTCCTTATAATCTTTTTCTCTTAAAAGTTTTTTATTATCAAACTGTTTTTGTTCAGACGCTATCATTTTAGATTTTTCATCTTCCGAAGCATAATAAAGTGAACCGATAGCATAATCTCCAGTATTTTCAAGTATCTTCTGTTGTTTTTCTAATTCTTTATTATATTCTTCTTGGGCTTTTATAGCTTCTCTATCTGCTTCATATTCTGATATTTTAGCTTGTAATTCCAATTGTCTTGATAAATACTCATTTGTAGTTTTATATTCTGTGTTTAAATCTATAAGAGGTTTGTCTTTTTCAGCATAACCCTTATCCTTACCTTTTCCACCATCCTTTATTTCAGGAGTTTTTAAACTACTTAATGAAGCTCGTATTTTTTGTAATTGATTTTTAAAATCATTTATGTTACCTTGTTCTTTTTGATATAATTTAGCAAAAAACTCTACATCTAATAAATCTCCACTTTTAGTTTCTATTCCCAAAGTATTTAATAAATTCTCCATAAGCCCTCTATTCTCTCTAGCTTTTTTAGCTAAATACACTGGGTTTCCTCCCATTACAGTTCTTATCTCTCTAACACTTTTATCTCCAATAGCAATACTAATCTCTAGTTCTCTAATTCTTTTTTGTGTTTTTTCAAGTCTTTTAATTTCGGCTTCATCCATTTTTTTATTGAATTCAGCCTGAGATATTTTTTTGTCTTTTAGTTTTTTGGTTAAATCATCTTTTGTATTAAAATATTCATCAGTTACACTTTGCACAAATAAACTCCCTTTATCTTTTCCTTTTGTAGTAGTAGATTGATATATTTCATAACTTCTTCTAGCTATGTCAATACCTTTTGATAATTCAAAAAATCTATCAGTTAATTTAACAATACCATCTATTACAGCAATAAAAAATATGTTTTTAAGAGATAATCCAAATACTTTAACTGCATTAGAACCAGTAAGTGCATTTTTAGCCATATTTAAAAAACCTACAGACAAACCTTTAAGTCTTATTTCATTAGCTAATAATAATACTTTAAAGGAAACAAAAGCAATAATTAATTGCCTAATATTATTAAGTAATCCACCTATATTATTACCTAAACCTAATATTACTCCAGCTAATACTTTATTTACACCAACACTTTTCTGTACTTGGTCGAAGTATAAAGTAACATTATTTTTAAGTACATTCCATGCTCCACCAAAAGTCTCTAATCTAGCCTTAGCATTCTCCCCAAAACTACGTTCAAGCAAAATAGCAAATCTTGGCATTACATCATCTGCCAAAACTTTACCTTCCTTCATTAATTTACCTAATTCAGCTTCGGTAACACCCATAGATTCAGCCATAATACCAAAAGCGCCAGGCAATCTCTCACCTAATTGTTGTCTTAATTCCTCTGCTGAAACCGTACCCTTAGAGAACATTTGAGATATTGCAAGTAATGAACCTTTGATATTATCGTTTGATAAGGCTAATGCTGAACCTGCCTTTATTACACTTTCGTAAATTCTTTTACGTTCTGTTAAACTTAAATTAGATGATGAAGTAGAAGCAATAAAGTTTTTGTACGAATCAATCAATACAAGTAAATCTTGTCCGTAAGACAATGATAAATCTTTAAGAAAGGCAAAGTTAGCTTGATACTCTTTGGTGCTACTAGAAACGTTCTTTAGTGATAAATTAAGTGAATCTAGCTTAATCTGCGTATCTAATAATGCACGAATTCCATCAAATACACCAAATGCTAATCCTAACTGCATTAAAGCGTTTTTCAATCCACCAATAGCCTTTTGGTAATTACCCACATTACGGAAGTTATCACCTACTGTACTATCAAGTTTTTTAAGTGCTTTATCACCTTCAATTGCTGATTTAGTAGTTTCCTTATATTGTCTGCTTAGTTTATAGTATTCTGTCGAGTTTTTCTTGCCTTGTTTTTCAAGTTCAATCATTTCAGCACCTAAACGCTTAGATTCATTCTTTAAATCACGAGTGTTTTGCGCTAATTGTTTATAAGCATCTGCTAAGTCCTTCTCAACTTTCTTTTTCTTTTCTAATTCTTTAGTTAATCGTTCTTCTTCTTTAGTTTCGTCTCTTGTAAGTTTAATGTTTTGCTGTTTAGTTTTAGAAGATTGTTGAGCAAGTTTTTCTTGTTCTTGAAGTGATTTTAATTTTTGTTGATTAACTTTTTCTTGCTCTTGAGAAATCTTTTCTAATTGTTGGTCTAATTTAGCTTGTTGAGTATTTAATTTAATTTGCTTATCAACTTCTGCATTTAGTTTTTTAACACTAGCAATTAAGGCTTCAATATCTTTTATACTCTCTGGCTTAGAACTTTTCAATTCTTTTTTAAAAGATAATCCAGTCTTAACTAATTCAGCATTTAGTTCAGCAACCTTTTCAGTAGCAACCTTTGCACCATCAACTAATACTTGAAATATCTCACCTTCAAATATATCTTCACTCTTAATTTTATTACTCATATCAACTTATATTACTTTGTTTTTCGTATTCTTCTAGTATCGAATAAAACTCTGATACAGAGATAATTTTCCAATCTAATCTATAACCTAACCATTTTCCTAAGTATATCAACGTCTTATCAATACTTAATCCTTCTTCCGAAGTCTTTTGTAAAGATACAATTTTAGCATCTTCTATTTCTATTTGTGTTAACTTGAAATCATCTTTTGTGATTAAAAACTCACATTGTAGCATTGCTTTCTTTTTAAGAATATCCAAATACTTCTTATATTCTTTGTTTATACCACGTTTCTGTAAAAATTCATCGTACAACTTATTAAATGCTTCTTGGTTACTAGAATCATCTTTAGTTTGTAAATTAACGTACTTTACATCACCTTCAAGGCACTTTTGCCAATTAAACAATGGTATTTCTTCAATCGATTGATAATATTTCTCTGACATTCTTTATATATTTTTCTTTCATTTCTTCTTTAAATAACGCAAGTGTATCTTCCGTCATTCCAAGTATTCGGTCGTCATACCACTTAGACTTTTCAAATTTACTTACATCACCATTAACCTCTATTGAATCTATAAATACAGACACAAACATCGAACGATAAAACTCTCCAGAATCTTCTAAAGTGAACGGAGTGCCTTTTATTTTGTCAGGATTAATTTGTTCTGTACGTTTTGAGTATCTACCGATAATATTCCCATCTATATCAAGTCCTTTTTGAAATTGATATTCTTGAACCCATTTTACAATCTTATTTCTAAACTCAACATCGAAACATTTTACCCATAAACTTTGATTGTAATAACGCAAAGACTTTGCTTTATTTAGTACTTTGTTTATGTCAGTTTTAGCAAAAAGGTCTTTCATAATTCAAAGGTAAAAAAAAAGAGGTACAAATTAATGTACCCCTTCCTTAAATGTTCACTTAAATACTATACTAAAGTAGTAGATAATGTTCCAACATATCCATTTTTAGCAACCGACAACGTAACTGGCAATGAAGCGGTTTGTGAAGCGAATGTCAATGCGTAACTGTTTTCAGTGGCAACACAAGTCAACAAAGTGATTGTAGCACCAGTAGCTGTATTTTTAAGAGTAAAGTCAGCTTGAACAAGTCCAAGAACTTTAATTCTATTTTTAGCAGTACCGTAATCAAGAACTCCAGTAACAACAAGAGTAGTTTGAGAAGCAGAAGTTTTAGCTAAAGAAACATCCAACAATCCTTCAAGATTATTAAAGTCATACAAGTCAGTTGTATCGTTTGGAGTTAATAACCACATTGTAGACTCGTCAAATAATCTGTAGAAGTCAAATCCTACCATGATTTTTTGAGTAGCTGAATCTGTAGCAAACATTAATTTCGCTTCAAAAGACTCATTATCTACTGGAATTGGGTATAATTTATCACCAACTTTAGAACCAACTAAGTTTCCATTAACGTCAACAATGTAAACACCAAAGTCAACACAACGATTATCTTGAATTTTACCTAATAATTGTGGAGTTTCATTCCATAATTGACCAGCAAAAGAACGTTTACCTTGTTTGATAAATACTTTACGTCCAGATGGTGCTTCCTCAAAAGTAGAATCAGCTTTAGCTAACTCAACGTTTTCAAATTGTGGAAGTGGAAACCATCTTTTAGAAGCGTCAGCTTGATTAGCCAAAGCTGTAAAAGTAGCTTCAGTAAAAGTAGTTGTTAAATCTAAAGAGTTTTTAGCACCAGTTGAATCTTTTAACGGAACTAAGATAAGTTTTGAAGTAACGGATTGAATCGTTACACAGTTTGGTTTACCAGTATTTGATAATCCAGAATCACATTTACATCCTAATGACATATTTTTATTGTTTTAAAGGTTAGAAAAAAGAAGGGGAGTTACCCTCCCCATTCAAATTAAGGTTTTAATAATGCAGTTTTTGCAGTAGAGAAAGTTCCTTTAACAAAAGCATTGTAGTGATTAGATTTCACATAATGTACAGCACGTGCTTCACACAAGATTGTCATTAAGTTTTTAGTGAAGTCATCATTTACATAACCAACTTGGATATTTAAATCCTCTCTAATACGTAAGTTAGATTTAGTAAAGTCACCAACTAAGAAAGTTCCAGCAGTCATACCAACGTTTTCGATAACTGGAATACCTTTAACTCTAGTAACTCCGTTAGCATCAACATATTGCATAGCATAAGTGTACTCACCAGTAGTTGTTTTGTTCAATTGCATTTTAACTGCATCCTCAGGGTGAAGAACAATATAGTTAGCATTAAACAGTCCAGTTTGAATTTGCGCGATTGCAACAGACAATACATCAAACTCATTTGGAGTAACATACTGTAAAGCAAAGTTACCTGCCGCCCAAGCAACAGCATTAGTTAAGATACCAGTTAAGTTATCTCCGTTACCATCACCAGAAAGAATTTGAGAATCTAATTTCAATTCAACGATTTCCATCAACTCATTATTGATTTCATTACGCATGAATGGTAAATCAGCAATCATTTCTTTAGAAACTTTAATCCATGCTGTAACTTTTTTAACTGCTACAGAAGTTTCAACTACATTGAAGTCAGCTTGTGATTTCAAAGCGCCCTCTGCTGTCATATCAGCACCACCTTCTTGTCCACTAGATTGGATATAAGTGATATACTTAGAAGTTGTACCAGAAGCATTAACTAAAGAACGCAAGAAAGGCATTCTACGAGCAATACGAGTAACACCAGCTTCTAATTGCGATAAAGCAACTGTACCACCAGAGTAGTTGTTCGTGATTGACATTGTACCTACTGCTTTCACATCAAGGTTCATCAAACCACCTTTTTCAGCGATGTCTTTGATTTTGTCGATAGAGTCAGAGTAAGCATCAGCGATAGCTTGTCCGATAGATTTCAAAGTAACATTTTTAGAAGTTTTTTCTTCTTTCATACCTTCTACTAAACCTTCCAATTTTGCAATTGCAGATTTAACTTCTGTGTTGTCAGATTTACCTTCTAAATCAGTTAATTGATTTTTCAACGCTTCTAAGTCTGTTTTAGAAACGGAATTTGCTGTTTTTTCAGCAACAATTGAGTTTACTTTCTCAATTACTTGTTCTGGAGTCATTTCCATTTTTGTTTGTTTTTAGGTTTAAAGTTTACAATAATTCATTCTACGCCACGTTGGGTTTTCGTTTTGTAGAGTGATTATCTCGGCTCTAACGCTTCAAACTAACATTTACAAGCATCTTTATATTTTGAAACAGTATAGGTAATAATAATACCACTTAAATTAGCATCAAGTATGTTTTTATACATACCATTTTCTGTTTCAGTTCCAAATCTACTAAAAACTTTTCGATTAAACTTCTCTAATCGCTTATAAAGTGAAAATTTATTTATTGCTTTCTCAAATTCTTCTTGTAAAGCAATCATTGGTTCAGAAACTTGAAGTCTATGGTCTTTAGTATAATAGTTCTTTACATCAGTTTCATCAAGGAACAATACAGTCATTTCCATATCTCTTTCAATTGACGAATCTATACCATAAAGTGTTTCACTATGATTTTCAAGCAACCACACTAAAGGTGTCTTATTCAGTAGGTTATTATCTTTTTTAGCAAACTCTATATTAGTAGCTAACTTTGTTCCAGTAATTACAAATGGTAACGGACAACGTACCGATTTCACGAGTGTAGCACTTTCTATTTCAAAGTACGTGTCCTTCACTACATTAGTTACAACAGATGAAGCATCTGCATCACCAGCGGTTTTACCAAAAATAATTTTACCTACACGAATCCATTTAGTGTTACAAGTATAAAATCTTTTGTTAGAATAAGAATTAACTTCAATCGAAGTATCAATCTTACCTACTATTTCTTCAAATAAAACACTAATATCTCTCATATCCAATAAGCATATTGTTTATTATACCCTCTAAAGTCTGGATAAGTGCCTAAGTTTAACATTATATAGTCTTGAATAGCACGATAAGTCTTTACAGATTCATTGTAACGCAAATATATAGGTGTGTGCGCAGAAATAGGTGTAGAATTCTCTGTAGACTGTTTAACAACTCCTATAGGTGTAGTTTGAGTAACAGAATCCTTCATGTATTCAAAATAGATGAATCCTAAGAGCATATCTTTCATTCCTTTGGAGATAATAAGCCTAATATCCATTTCTTCCTTAAAAGGATTAAATATCTTAGTAAACTTTGCTGTTACTGGTACGTTACTAACATTCAAGTCTGCTATAAATTGATTGTAAAGTTTTATACCTAACAATTCACTTAAATATATATCCTCGTATCTGTCAATATAAGACTGGATATTAGTATTCGCATACATTCCAGTAGAAAGTGCGAACTTGCCAGTAAAATCATTAATCGTTACAAACAACCCCATAACCTTGTTCTAAAAAGATATTTGCGTGTTCGCCAGAAATAACTACTACTTCACCTTCTTTATTGAATGGTGCTTTGTTATTAAAGGAAAACTTAACTAATTCGTGTTTTTCAAACTTATTGTTTACAACAACTTTTGCTTCTTTAGTAGTACGTTTTACTTTTTCCATGATTATTTAATATTAGTTACAACTTTACTCCAATCAAAAGATTTTTCTTCTTCTGTAGGTTCAATTATTTTTTTAACGTCTAATGCTTCGATATTCATACTTGCAATTTCAGAAAGTTGTGCAGTTAAAAACTTATGTCTCATTTCAAGTGAATATAAACTATCATCTGTACGACTTCCGTTTCCTAAAGCCTTAACGATAGTGTCCATTTCTTTTGTGATAGTAGTGATAATCTTAGTTTTTTCTTCTGATTTACCAACTTCTAATACTGGAGTCATTTCATTAGCACCAAATGTTACTGCTGAACCTTCCCAAAGTGCTACCTCTGAAACTAAGTAATATCCACCACCATCTTTGGTTTCGTCTTCAATCCACTTAATCTTATCAGCTAAATATTTAAAACCAATAGAATGCTCACGAATAATTCCATCTTGGTAATCGCATAAAGCATCATTACCTAAAGTAGAACTTCCAAGTTCACCTACAGCATATAATCCGTTTTCATCTTCCTTAAGTTCAACGAACTTTCCTATTTGCATTTTCCAATCATGGTGTCTTAGGAAAGCAATTTTTCTATTTGAAGAAGAATCACAACCTCTTTCTTGTAAAGATTTAGAA